TTTGTTTCACAAGGTGTGAAAATCAAAGACTATCAAGGCAACAAGCAGCGTAAGTTCAAGTCGAACTACGAGATCAAACGCGTTGACGTTGAGGATAACACTTTTAACGGTGAGATTCCTTTTAACTCTAAGGTGCGCCTACAGTACAAGCTGGGTCCTGCTCATCCTGTACATGGTGTTCCTGCGTACCTTGAGAAAGTCAGGGTGCTAGAAGTAGCGGAGAACACTGCGAACGACTCACCGGACTTCTGAAGAAAGTGGCTAAGTTCCTTAGGCATGCGGGGTGTCCGGAGTGTGAATCTTCGGATGCCCTAGCTATCTACGACGACGGGGGGCGACATTGTTTCGCCTCCGGTTGTTCGTACCACAGTAACGGTGACAGCATGGAAACACAGATAACACACGCTACAGCTAAACCCCTGAACATGGGCGGCACAGTAGCAGCAATACCAGAGCGTAGGCTCTCACAGGAGACTTGTAAGCACTTTGGTGTGACGATAGAGTACTCAGCTACCGGTGAGGTCAACAAGCACTACTACCCTTACTACAAGCTGAACACAAACGAAGTCAGCTCGGCTAAGGTTCGTGAAGTCAGAACTAAGAACTTCCACACTACTGGTGACGTAACCGGAGTTGGTTTCTTTGGGCAGACGAGGTGCAACACAGATAAGTACATCACAGTCACAGAAGGTGAACTGGACGCGATGGCTATCTACGAGATGTCAGGCAGGAAGTGGGACGTAGTTAGTCTCAGGACCGGAGCAGCAGGTGCCGCTAAGGAAATGAAGGAGCAGCTAGAGTGGCTGGAGTCCTACGGAACCGTGGTCCTATGCTTCGACAACGACAAAGCAGGAGAAGAAGCAGTAGACCAAGTTAAGGACTTGTTTAGCCCGAATAAGCTGAAGATATGCAAGCTGCCCGTTAAGGACGCTTCTGACATGCTTGTGGCTAACAGAGTCAAGGACTTTACACAGTGCTGGTGGAACTCTAAGACGTACAGACCTGACGGCATTGTTGCAGGTACTGATACGTGGGAGAACTTAGTAGAGAAGAGGAATGTAAAGTCTATTCCGTATCCGTGGGAAGGTTTAAATCGACTCACGCGGGGACATAGACCCTATGAACTCGTGACAATCACTAGCGGCTCTGGCATGGGTAAGTCCCAGTTTATACGTGAAATAGAGTACGATCTACTCAAGAGATGCGAAGGCAATATAGGAGTCCTTGCACTTGAAGAAGACCTCTCTAGGACCACACTGGGCATTATGTCAGTGGCCGCTAACCGTCCTCTGCACTTAGAGGAAGACACACCCGTGGACGAGCTAAGACCGTTCTGGGAGGACACGTTAGGCACAGGTAGGTACTATTTGTTTGACCACTGGGGTTCTACTTCGACCGACAACCTTCTGGCGCGTGTGCGATACATGGCTAAGGCTCTGGACTGTCGTTTTGTGATCTTGGACCACCTGTCAATTGTCGTGTCCTCTCAGGAGTCAGGCGACGAGCGTAAGGCTATAGACGAGATCATGACGAAGTTAAGAACTCTCGTGGCTGAGACAGGCATCTGCTTGTTTCTCGTGTCACACTTAAAACGCTCTCAGGGAAAAGCACACGAGGACGGCGCACGTATTAGCTTAGGCGAACTCAGAGGTTCACAGACTATCGCACAGCTATCCGACATTGTCATCGGTATGGAACGGGACCAGCAGAACGTTAACGAAGAAATTAGGAACACGACTACTGTTCGCGTCCTAAAGAATCGTTACACTGGCGAAACTGGACCCGCGTGTTGGCTACAGTACGGTAGAGACACCGGCAGACTGACAGAAGTAGCCGATCCAGAAGTAGGGGCAGACTTTTGATCTACCTTGACGCAGAAACTGACGGTTTAGAGCCAACAAGGATCTGGTGTGTCGTGACCCGTGAAAACGGTGTTAATACGGTCCACACCAGCCCTGAAACGCTCTCAGAAGCTCTCAGAGGCTCTGTAAGCGTCGTTGGGCATAACTTGATAGGGTACGATATACCTGTCTTAAAACGCCTTTGGGACGTCCAGATAGCTCCTGAGAGGATTATAGATACTTTGGTCTTATCACGACTATCTGACCCCAGTAAGCCAAGAGGACACTCATTAAAGCAGTGGGGTCTTACTTTAGGCTTTCCGAAGGGTGACTATAGCGATTGGTCGAGGCTTAGTACTGAGATGATAGAGTACTGTGAGAGAGACGTAGAAGTGACAGAAGCAGTACACATGAGTTTGGTGCAGGAGATGTCTGACTGTTTCTCACCGGAGTCTATTGAGTTAGAACACAAGGTGCAGTTTTCAGTACAACAACAGCAACGTAACGGGTGGACGCTAGATCAGGAGTTGTCCCGTGAACTTTGCGCTACATTTATGGAGAGGAAAAATGAAATTGAAGAAACTCTACAAAGACAATTTAGACCCATTGTCCATGAAAGGTATTCTGATAAAACAGGCAAAAGGCTTAAAGATAAGGTTGAAGTGTTTAATGTGGGATCTCGCCAGCAAATTGCGAAAAGGTTATCAAGCCTTGGTGCGGTTTTTGGGAAGGTTACGGAAAAAGGTAATCCAATTGTGGACGAGGCTGTTCTCAACACGATAGAGCTGCCAGAGGCACGTTTGGTTAGCGAGTACCTGATGCTGCAAAAGCGATATGCTCAGGTACACTCTTGGCTAGAGCATGTTAAGGAAGACGGCAGAGTCCACGGTCGTGTTATTAGTAACGGCGCTATCACAGGACGTATGACACATCAGTCACCTAATATGGCACAGGTTCCTTCTGGTAACAGTGAATATGGACATGAATGTCGCTCATGTTGGACTGTGCCAGAAGGTAAGAAGTTAGTCGGGTTTGACGCTAGTGGCTTAGAGCTGCGTATGCTGGCTCATTACATGAAAGACAAGGAGTTTACTGATGTCCTTCTTACAGAAGACATACACACAAGAAACCAAATGGCTGCGGGTTTGGAAACAAGACCTCAAGCTAAAACTTTCATCTATGCTTTCCTTTACGGAGCAGGAGATGCAAAGATCGGAACTATTGTTGGAGGAAGCGCAAAAGATGGTGAACGTCTTAAACAAAGATTTCTCCGAAATACACCTGCTCTTGAAAATCTACGAGAACGAGTTGGTAGCGCAAGTAGCAGGGGCTATCTCAGAGGACTTGATGGAAGAAGGCTTCACGTTAGATCAGAACACGCTGCACTGAATACGTTACTACAAGCAGCAGGAGCCATCGTGATGAAGAAAGCTCTGGTGCTTTTAGACGACTATGCACAGCAGTGGAACCTTAACTATAAACTAATAGGGAACATTCATGATGAAGTCCAGACGGAAGTGTCAGAGAAACACGCGGAGAAGTTCGGCTACCTTGCGGTTGAGTGCCTCAAGGCAGCGGGACTTGCGTTCAACCTCAGATGTCCCCTTGACGGGGAATACAAAGTTGGAAACACATGGGCGGAGACACACTGATGTGTAGTAAGCGAGTGGCTTTAAACAACGATGGAACTAGGAAAATACCTATTTCTGAAAGCGCACAACGAAAAGGAGACCTTGCTGAGTACTACGCAGTAACGTGGTTGTGGGACAACGGTTACGAAGTTTTTCCCAACGCAGGCAGCAGTGGCCCTATAGACATGGTTGCTTTTAAAGACGGAAAAATAACTTTAATAGACGTTAAAACACTCTGTTTAGACAGCCCTAAGAGACCCGCCATGTCAACATCATCTCGTAGAACCCAAGAACAAAAAAATCTAGGAGTTGTTCTCTTAGGTTTTGCGCCTGAAACACGTAAACTCAGATGGATAAACCACTATGAAAAACACGTATAATTTAGTCAGCGACATCTACAAACTCGTAGAGTCAAAGGAAGTAGCAGAAGGTGTAGACATTGACGCTTGCATTGAGAAGTTCGGTGAAAACGTCAAGGACCTTATGCGGAAGGAGTTCAAGGAAGTACGTGACGACAGTCGCAAGCTCCGAATGTCTAACATAGGACGTAAGGATAAGTTCCTCTGGAGCGTCTACAACGACGTAGACAAAGGTGAGGACATCACTCCACCGACTTACGTTAAGTTCCTCTACGGACACATCATAGAAGAGCTACTACTGTTTCTCACCAGAGCAGCAGGACACACGGTCACTGACGAGCAGAAGAAGTGTGAAGTCAACGGCATCAAAGGTTCTATGGACTGCAAGATTGACGGCATAGTAACAGACGTGAAGTCAGCGTCTACCTTTGCCTTTAAAAAGTTCAGGGAAGGGACACTGGCTTATGATGACCCGTTTGGTTACGTGGCTCAAATCAAAGGCTATGCTCATTCTGAAGGCGCTACTAAGTTTGGTTGGCTGGCTATGGACAAACAACATGGACACCTAACTTATCTGATGTACGACACAGAGGACAAGCAAGCTCCGGTGTATGACCTAATTTCTTATGATATAGGCGAAAGGATAAACACCATAAAAAAGATGGTAAAGCAGCCAACAGCGCCGGACTTTTGTTACAAGCCTATTCCAGATGGAAAAAGCGGCAACCAGAAACTCGCCGTAGGTTGCTCCTACTGTGTCTACAAAAAGCAGTGTTGGCCCTCTGTAAGAGGTTTCCTGTACTCTACAGGCCCACGTTATTTAGTCGAGGTAAAAAATGAGCCGAAGCCAACCGAAATCACCGTTTCGTAGTTACTTTGAAGAAGACGTTGCTAAGGTTCTTAAGAAAGGTTTTGAATACGAGCCCTTCACGGTTCCTTACACCGTCCACCGACGCTACTGTCCCGACTTTGTTCACACTAAGTCAGGGACGTTAGTAGAGTGTAAAGGTTTCTTCAGAGAAGGAGACACTAAGAAATATAAAAGTGTCAGGGATTGTCTACCGGAGAGCCAGCGTCTTGTATTTGTTCTGATGAAACCTGAGAAAAAGGTTAGAAAAGGAGCAAAGATGACAATGGCACAGTGGTGTGACAAAGAAAGAATAGCTTGGTACAGTTTAGATACGTTACAGGAGTTTATCGACGATGTCACTAACACTGGAGGAAATTAAAGAGAGGTTGTTGAGGACCTATGATCCTGAAGACTTTCTGGAGGCTTTAGAAATAACCTCAGAACAGTTGCTGGACAGGTTTGAAGACAAGTTGCTTAATAGGCTAGATGTTTTTGAAGAGGAACTGAGCGTTGAAAAGGAGGACGAAGATGGGATTGAATGAGGTAACACCGGCAGAGTGGGACGCTGTGTCCTACCCGGAGCATTACAACACAGGGTCCGTTGAGTGCATTGAAGCTATTAAAGCCAGCATGTCCTCAGAAGGGTTTAAAGGATACCTAAAAGGAAACATAGAAAAATACTTGTGGAGGTACGAACAGAAAGGAAAACCTCTACAAGACTTAAGCAAGTGTAACTGGTACTTGACCAAGTTGATAAAGGAAATTACAAATGAAAGTAATTGAAGGAGGTTTTGGAAAACAAGATAATGCAACAGTTCCGGAGGTCTTTGCTTCTATCTACAAAACAGAAAAATTAGAAGATTATACAGACGCTTTTTGTTTAGCGAAGTCTGATGATTTTGTGGTTATATCTTCTAACATGGAAGCGCATGATTTGTACTTCTTGTTCGACCAACTGAAAATGACAATACTAACAAATGGAGAATACGAAGTCTAATGGACGCATATCAACAGTACATACACAAATCAAGATACGCCCGATACTTACCCGAGGAACAGCGGAGGGAGTCGTGGGAAGAAACCGTCAACAGATACTTAGGCTTTTGGGTAGAGCAGGATAAGCTCACAACCAAAGAAGCTGAAGACATTTTTATGCAAATCAGTAAAATGGAAGTCATGCCTAGCATGAGAGCCTTAATGACGGCGGGCGAAGCTCTGGATCGAGACAACGTGGCTGGCTTCAACTGCGCCTATCTACCTATTGACCACCCTAAAGCGTTTGACGAGATGATGTACATCCTCATGTGTGGCACAGGTGTGGGCTTTAGCGTTGAAAGACAGTACGTCCAGAAGCTGCCCGAAGTAGCGGAAGAACTCTTTGATACAGACTCTGTCATCCACGTTTCTGACTCAAAGATAGGCTGGGCTAAATCCTTCAGGGAACTTATAGCAATGCTGTACACAGGACAGGTCCCAAAATGGGACGTAGAAGGCGTCCGTCCAGCAGGAGCAGCACTTAAGACGTTCGGTGGTAGAGCATCAGGACCAGAGCCTTTGGTAGACCTGTTCCAGTTTACTGTGGAAGTCTTTCGTGCGTCAGCAGGAAGAAGACTCAGTTCAATAGAGTGTCACGACTTGTGCTGTAAGATTGCACAGATTGTGGTTGTAGGCGGCGTCAGAAGAAGCGCGTTAATAAGCTTAAGTAATCTTACCGACGACAGGCTGCGACGGTCTAAGTCAGGTCAGTGGTGGGTAGACCACCCAGAGAGGGGTCTAGCGAACAACTCCGCGTGTTACACAGAAAAGCCTGACTTTGAAGCCTTCCTTAACGAGTGGCAGAGCCTGTACCAATCACGATCAGGAGAACGTGGTGTCTTTAGTCGCGTGGCAAGCCAACGTCAAGCAGCGAGGAACGAAAGGAGAGATACCAATCACGACTTTGGGACTAACCCATGTTCTGAGATCATCCTCAGACCTAATCAGTTCTGCAATCTGTCAGAAGTTGTTGTGCGTCCGGAAGACACGTTAGGAAGCCTGCGGTTAAAAGTCAGGACAGCAGCTATTCTAGGGACGCTACAGGCAACACTGACGGACTTCAGGTACTTACGAAAGATATGGAAGGACAACACAGAAGAAGAAGCACTTCTGGGCGTTTCTCT